AGAAGGCCGATTGGCCTCACCGCTACAAAGTCGTGTTTCAGCAGTGGATGGACATCGCCCGCGCCGCCCTAGCTGAACCAGATGGACCGGCTGTGTCCGACGACAGGGAGCCGGCCTCTGTCATTCCCCAGCTTACTCAGCAACTCCACCGTCGAGCAACAATTCTTCTGATCCGAAAGGTGATTGATCAAGCCCTCCGCGACACTGCATCAGTTCAATGGCGGGTGGCTGATACCGGAGAGCAACTTGTAAGAGCCACTGATCTGTTGGCGTGGGCAGAGCACATGGAAAAACAAATGGAGCAACTCGATGACTGACCTCTCCCCCGCCGCCCGCGCAGTGCTGAAAGCAGCCTGCATCCACCACGGTTTATTCAATGAAGAAATCATTCAGCGTCGTCGCATGATCGCCGCCGCCCTGCGTGCTGCTGCAGAGAAGATCGAGGATCTCTACTGCGACAGCAATGTGGACGACAGCGACGGGGTGGTTTTCGCCATGCGCCAGCTGGTGCTCATCGCCGACGAGCTGGAGCAACAGTCATGACCTCCCAAGTATTGGCTCGCTCTGCAAAACAGCCAATACAACCGGACTGTCCGTCTACCTGACAGGAAAAACCCAGCTAATATCAGACTGAACCACATATACGTACCGTGCCGCAGCGTTACCACGTTGATCCACGCGACGGCCTCACAGCAAGACAACGTTTAGCCGTCGATCTCCTCGCTAAAGGTCACACGATTCGCCACGTTGCCCGCGAGCTTGGCGTAACAGAGCGCACAATCACTCGCTATCGCTCGATGCCGACCGTGATGAAAGCGGTCTACCGAGTACAGCAGGAATTCCTCCAGAGCACTGACGCTCGCGGCGTCTCTCATGCCCCCGAGGCCGTGGAGACCCTCAAAGCCATCGTCTCCAACCCCGACGCCCGCGATTCCGACCGCATTGCAGCTTCCCGAGCTCTGTTGAACGGGGCCCAGGCGTATGCCGAGCGTCGGATCCTGGAGCGTCAGATCCGCGATCTGGAGAACCTCCTGCGCACAATGACGGACGTCGCGCTGCCCAACCGTTCCGACTACGAGCACGATGACGATGACGAGCCCCTGGACTTCGAGGGTCTCGATCCCTTGCTCCCCTCGGCCGCCGTCACGCCTGAGTGGCAGGACTGATGGCATCCCTCTCCAGCCTTCAACGCCGCGCTGATCGCCTCAAGCTCCTGATCGAGGAGCACCAGGCCCGCCAGCGCACCTACACGAGCAGGACCAACCAGACGAGGCTCTCCGGTGCCGAGGATTGGCCGTCATTCGCACGACGCACCTACATCCGCACCTCCGGCACGATCCAGCCCTTCGACCCCTACCAGTACGAGATCGACCTCGTGCAGCGGATCCACGAGTCGAAGAACACGATCGTCCTCAAGTCCCGCCAGATGGGCGCCTCCGAGACCGTGGCGTCCTACCTGGCGTGCCGTGCGGCCACCGAGCCGGGCTTTGCGGCGATCATCATCTCCAAGACCCAGAACGACTCCAGCGACCTGGGCCGGCGTGTCCGTTACATGCTCAACAGCATCACGGGGGCGAACTTCAAGTACATGAGCGACTCCAACACCACGGTGTCGATCCAGGGTGGAGGAACGCTGTACTTCCTTCCCGGTTCCCCGAGGGCGGCGCGAGGCATCCCATCGGGCTCAGTTCTGTGGATCGACGAAGCAGCGTTCGTTGCCGGCGCAGAAGAGATCTACCGAGCAGCAACGCCAGCACTCTCGATGCTGGGCGACAAGGCAAAGGTGATCATCACATCCACTCCAGATACCTCAGTGGACTGGTTTGGCAGTCTTTGGCATCACGGAACGCCAATCGATTGGTATGAAAAGGTAAGGAAAGCTCAGAGTGAACCTGCAAAAGGTGTGCAGTACATCACAGAGCTGAACGCAGAACTAGCAGAGATCGACGATGACTGGTCACGCATTGCAGTCCACTGGTCTCAGCATCCTCTTTACGGTCAGGATCCCAACTGGGCGGAAAAAACCAGGGAGAAGCGCCGTCTCACCCGAGCGGCGTGGAACTCCGAGTTCGAGCTGGCCTTTGGGTCGACCGATACCCAGGTCTATCCCAACGAGCTGATCCGCCGGGCAGCCCGTGGGCACTGGCGTGAGTGCGGTTCTGTGGGCCGGACCTACGTGATTGGGGTGGACCCAAACGGTGGAGGCCGGGACTACTTCACGGCAATCGTGCTGGACATCACCGAGCGTCCCATCGAGGTCGTTGGGATGTACCGGGAAAACGGCAGGTCAACCGACTACAGCCTGAAGCACGTCCGCGACCTGATCGAGGACTATATGCCCGAGCGCGTGGTTGTGGAGAAGCAGGCCATGGGCAGCGTGATCGCTGAGGCGCTGGCTACCGTGCTCCCGCAGTACGCGATCGAGACGTTCAATACCACGAGGCCGTCAAAGATCACCGCAACGGATCGTGTGCTGTTCTTCATGGAGCACGACGAGTTGATTTTCCCGGATGGCGTGATCGCCGAGGAGCTAAGAGCGTTCCAACAACAGGAAACAGGTAATAGAGAAGCTGCACCAGGATTCCACGACGATACAGTCATGGCCCTCGCTATTGCATGTAGCGTCGTCCCCGAAACACCTAACACCGCTGGTTTCTTCGCTCACATCTAATGTCAGTCAGTTACTACCGCAAAAAGCTCTCCGATAAGGACTACTACCTGTCCCAGGCCAGGCGCCCCCTGCCCAAGAACAAGTACAGCCCTTACCGAGGCGTGTCCAAGGGCACTGCCACCCACCCGTATCGGGTGTGCGTCTCCTACAAGGGGCAGCGCCACATGGTGGGCCTGTTCGAGGACGAGCTAGAGGCCGCCAAGGCGTACAACGAGGCCGCCCTGCGAATCATCGGTGACTACGCGCTGGTGAATGACATCCCCAACCAGTCGAGCAGCCTCTCCTCCCTCGACGCCTCCCAGAAGTCCTGAGCCCTGAACCAGGACATCCATTCAGCCGAGCCCTTGGCCCGGTTGCACCCCGCGCACGCTGCTACGAGGTTGTGCTGCACCGAGGAACCTCCTCGACGCTTTGCTTTGACGTGGTCCAGGGTTCCTGCCGGACTCCCGCAGTACGCGCAGGCGCATCCCCAGGAATCCAAGATCCCTTGGCGAAAGCGCAGCTTCGCGCACCGTTTGGAGCAGAGGTAGGAGCCATCAATGTGATGGTCCAGCATCGCTGCCATGGCCGCTGTACCAGCCTAGGAAGGCCCCCCGAGCCCGCAATAAGCGGAAAGCGCGTCAATTAACGCTCAAAGCCTGTCGCCAACAAATAAATGTACGTACGTGCGCTCGCAATACCTGTCTGACTACTCACAACCTTTTTGTATACCCATACCTCCAGTCAAAACCCATAAACTTCGTGTATCTCCTCCGTACGCGGAGCCGTGAATCAATCCATATCCGACTCCACCCGCCAGGACGGTGCCCTGGTCAATGTCCTCACGGGCATGGGCACTCCCACCAAGGACAAGAGCATCGCCACCTCGGTAGCGGGCAAGACGTTGCTCACCGAGCACGAGCTGGAAGCCCTGTACATCCACGGTGTACCCCGTCGGTACGTCGATGCCATCTCCGACGAGATCCTGCGCCACCGCACCACCATCAAGCTCGGGGGTGAGGAGCAGGACAACGAGGTCATCAGCCAGGTCGAGGAGTACCTCAAGGGCACCCGCTTCCACCAGGCGCTCTCCGAGGTCGTCAAACTCCAGCGCCTCTACGGGGGTGCGGGCCTGGTCCTGCTGATCGACGACGGCCTTCCCCCCGAGGAGCCGGTGAACGTCCAGCGGATCCGTGCTGTACGGGACTACATCCCCCTCTCACGGCACGAGCTGATCCCCGAGGACTTCACGATCACGGACTACAGCAAGCCTCAGTACTACCGGATCACCACCTCCCAGAAGCTCGCCCCGGACCAGCAGGGGAGCTATGTGAACATGCGCATCCATGCGTCCCGCGTGGCGCGCTTCGACGGTCTGTACCTGCCCTGGAACGTCCGCTCCCGCAACACCGGCTGGGGCATGTCTGTCCTCCAGCTGATCTGGGAGGCGTACAAGCGCTACGAGTCCACCCTCAGCGGGTTGGAGTCGATGACCAGCGACGCGGACCTGTTCGTCCACAAGATCCCTGGTCTCTTCCAGCGCATCGCTGCTGGCAACGAGAGCGACCTGCGCAAGCGCCTGGAAGCCAACAACCTCTCCCGCAGCGTCTACGGGGGCATGGTGGTGGACGTGGAGGAAGACCTCCAGTTCCTCAACCGAGCTCTCAGCAACATCGCCACGGCGACCGAGCCCTTCGTCAAGGATCTCCAGGCAGCCACCGGCTGGCCCGCCTCGATCCTGATGGGGGACTCCCCCGGTGGCCTGGGCAAGGAAGGCCGCTTCGAGGAGCGCGTCTGGGCCTCCCTGGTGGAGCAGTGGCAGGAGCTCTACTGCCGGGGACCGATCACCGAGGTCTTCGAGTACGTGCTCCTGTCACGAGAAGGCCCCACCCGAGGCAAGCCCCCCGAAAGCTGGAGCGTCCACTTCCCGAGTGTCTTCACCGAGACCGATGAGGAACGTGCCGCCCTGCGTCTGCAGATGGCTCAGGTGGACGCCCAGTACGTCAACCTCGGTGTCCTCAACGCCCTGGAGGTGCGCGAGAGCCGCTTCGGTGGAACGGAATACAGCATCGAGACGAACCTGGATGAGGCTGTCACCCAGCAGATGGTCACCCAGGCCGACGCCCAGTTCCAGACCCAGATGATGTCGATGGAGGCCCAGGCCCAGGCGATGCTGAACCCACCGGAGGCTCAGCCCCCCGAGAACGGTGGAGATCCGGCTGCCCAGCCCGATCAACAGGCCAAGACCGACGTCTTCGACCACTACGACGCCCAGGGCCTGCGCATCCGGGTCACCCACACCCATGGGGACGTGCGGGTGGGCTATCTGGTCGGTCCTGACGGACAGCGCACCGATTCCAGCGCAAACGCCCCGCTGATGGTGTTCGGTCCCCATCGGACACGGGCACACAAGCTGTACCGAGCTCGGTTTGACGCAGGTGAGGAGCTGATCGCAGGTCCGTATGTCACCGGCTTCGCATCGATGCGTGCAGCCAAAAGAAGTCTGGTCGCTCTCTTCCCTAGACAGAATGTGGCAGGGCTCATCCCTGTCCCCGAGGGCGAGCTGGAATCACTCCGTGCCGGTTGGGAGCAGTACTGATGAGCACCGAACGCAACCTCACACCCGAAGGCTTCCGCACAGCTGCGTACCTGGAAGCCCGAGCACGGATGGATGCAGGTAAGACCCGCAGAAACGTGCAATGCACACCGCCCAATAAGCGGTGCGGAAATAGATGTATACCTCCTAATTGGGACTGTCGGTTGAAAGGCGAGGGACCAGACCCTCATCTACGCGCTGTGAAGACAGATCCACTTGGGGGTCTTGCCAATATCCAAAGGGGTACAGGTCGTATCATCCGTGGTATCGCCAAGGGAAGTTTTTCTGATGTAGAAGGAGGAAAGAGATCGGTTATTCGAGGAGCCGTCAAGATTGCACCAGGGGACTTAAATCAAAAGAAAGAACTACAGAAAAAGCTAGAAGACCGTACACGCAGTATTGGCATCGGCCTTGCTGTCATCACAGGTGGGCTGGGTATTCATGCCCTACTAATGAAGACGGATACGTTTGGGTACAGGGATGGTTTAGGTGCGGATATTAACCATGCGACGCGTATGGGCGTCAACAAGATTTTGGACGCTACTCCAATTATCGGTGCCAACCGCGCTCGCACCCGAGCTCGTGTGGCATCAGGTCTGGCATCACAACTGGAAAGACAACACAATCCGGTGTCGGCTGCTTTAACAAATCAGCTGGCACGGACCCCTGTACATACAGGCGAGACGGAAAGCCGGACATTACTCGTCACCAGACTCCAGAAAGTTGACGAAGCCCATAGTGGTGCGTCTGCTGACTTCTATGCGTGGGACAAAGCACATCAGAAAACGTTCTGGTCAACAACCAAAAAGGAGACTGGTGTTGGCCTGGATAAGGAGGAACGCGCTAGCGTTTTCGCCCGCCCAGCAACGGAGGAATTTCTAGCACGTCAATTCAAGCTTCAAGGAGACGATGTCCTCACAACAAAATCAATAAAAGATGCAATCGAGCGTCAGATGGATAGCCATAAGTCTGATTTGCTTGATCTAGCGCGTCAACAGGGTTTCGCTGTAAAAAATGTCATTGGAGGCGGGCGCGTTATCGAGGCAAAGCAGCAGCGTGCCTTCATTCAGGGGCTGGTCAAGAAGACCCTGCCTCCTGGAACCGCTTCGGAAACCGTACGCAGTCAGCTCACTAAGCACATTGAAGATACGTTGAAATACAGCTCGAAAACACGCACTGACAATCTGTACAGAGATACATTCAAGGGATTTAATGACTTCTACACCAGTCAGGCATCTATAACAAATAGAGCGCTAAATTCCCCCAAGATGACCCCCGAGCTACGTAGAGCGGGGGCTGAGCAGACCATTTTGGATGGAAGGCAGGCTCGTGCTCAGTACGTTATTGGACGTACGCAACCAGGAAAGCAGATCAAGGGAAGCGCGCACGCAGAAGTAGCTCTACGGGATTACCACGCCCGTGTCGTCCGTAAGACCCCGCGCAACATGTTCACGATTACAGATCGTCTGGCGATAGCCGCTGCCTCCGAGATCGAAGGACGAACTGTCAACAAGAAGGAAGCATTCCAAATCCTGGAGCGTGAAGGCTTTACAGGCATCGTCTCATCCAACCCGCCCTCTCGAACCCGAGAACGGCCTCAAACTGAAGGAGAGGCTGTTTATGAACTCATGCGTCAGAACCCCGGAATGGGCCTGGCGGCAGCTCGTCGTGAAATTAAGCGACGTCGCAAGGACTCTGATGACCTTCCATTAGAGGTAGTCCGTGCATCCACTTATCTTGTAGTACGCCAGGATCTCCGAAATGGTAAACACCTGGGAAAGCCCTGCGGTGAGAGCCACATCCCTAAGACTCACGAGTGTACAAAAGGAGTAGGCACTTCTAATACATCAGATGAACGAAAGAAAAAAGCAGCGATAGCCGCAGCAGTTATTGGTGGCGCGGCCTTAGTTGCCATCGCTGGCGCCACTGCATATGACGTTAAGAACCTACAAGATCCTAGTAAGTCTCCAATGCCTCCAAGTCCAAGCATCAAAGACTTGGCAAAACAGATGAAAAAAGAAGCGGGCACAAAAAGTGCCAGCGAGGCAATGGGACACTACTACACTAAAAAGTCTGGTCTCAAGCCGGGTGACGTCGTGTATTTCCGCCACGAGAAAGACCCAGCCGCGCACTTTGGCATCTACCTAGGTGAAGGCAAGGACGGTGTTGTAAGAGCGGTAATCGCTAATACAAAAGACTCCCGCTTTAGCTGGGCTGATGTGAGCGAGATCGGTTCTACAAAGCCAGGTGGAAAGGCGGCACAGGCGCTGATGACTCCACTGATGAAGGCTCCTACTCCTCAATTTGCTGATAAAGCTACGAAGTATACAAATGAAGAGGTTGTCAGGCGCGCCATTCGGATCGCTGGTACGGACTACAAGTTTTCACTTACACGGGACAACTGTGAGGCGCTAGCCAATGGCATCGCTTACGGCGTCCCCGAGTCCGAGCAGCTGAAACGATTCAAGGTCGCCACCAGAGCCGCTGTAGATGTCAGTATTGGCAGGAACCAAAGGCGCGAAGGTAAGCGGGCTATTTACGAGGGTCGTGCTCAAGGAAGAAACTACACAGCAAAAGAGTTTGTCTCCTTCCTTGAAGGTCAGCGCGAGTTCAGTTCTTACGCAGGTAAAGAGCTAGCTCAACAGTACGCGCATTACTTCAAAGATTCCCGTGTCGACCAAGAGGAGGGTATGTCGTTCGGCCTAGTCACTCCAGAAGCATTGTGGGAGAAAGTTAAGTCATACAGTGCTCCTATAAAAGCGCGCGCGATGGCTGACTATCTCCTCATTCAGCGGTCCCTTGCAGAATTAGCGAATGGACCTGATTGAGCAGTACAACCAGCGTCTCCGCTCCACCGAGGACGACATCATCACCATGCTCAACCGTGTCCTTGATGCCAGCTTAAACCGGCTGGTACGACGGGCGCGGGTCCACATGAAAGCCGGCTACGCGGATCCCGCTCAGCGCAACCTCGCCCTACTGCAGGAGTTCCGCCAGCTGGTGCCGGTCTTCAACCCAGATAAGGTCGACGCCTACGACAGGCTCCTGAGGAACCTCCATGGCAGCGCCTCCCGTTACGGCATCACCGTGGCATCTGAACTCAGCGGGAACGTCCTGCCGGATACCCCCCGCGTAGATGTCTCGATCCCCCTGGACGCCACCATCGCAGCGGCGAGTCAAGCCAAGGGCTACCTCCGCAAGCACGGCAACACGTTCGCAGAGACGTCCGCAGTCACGGTCGCCCAGGGCATCGCCGAAGGAAGGCCCACAAACGCCGTGGTCGAAGACCTCCGAGCCCGTCTCGGTATCGTCAAGTCCAGATCAGAGGCGATCGTACGCACCGAAGCGCTCAGGGCATATAACGACGCATCCAACACGTACTACGCGGCGCAAGGGATCGATCAGGTGGTGTATTACGCCACAAGTGATGATCGAACCTGCGTTTACTGCGCTCCGAGAGCGGGAAAGATCTACAACCGAAGCAAAGTTCGCACCCCACTGCACGTTCGTTGTCGCTGCTACCTCGCTCCCTGGAATAGCGATCTGGCTTCCATCGACCCCGACTACGCCGAGATGCCAGCCCGTCACCGCAAGGAAGTCATGAAAGCGTTCGCCTCTACCGGCCAGGAGCCAGTCTCCCTGAACAAGCCGGCAGCTTTCGAGCAGATTGCTCCGACCCCGCGTAACTGATTCCCGATACGGATAGGTTTTAACGCGATTAGCACACGGCCATAAAATGGGCGTAACCAGGCTCGGGCGGACGTGCCCTTACTGCTATGCCCGTACCCACCAAGAAGCGTCCACCCCTGGAAATGGAGCCGGGTGAAGGCAAAGCCCACGAGATGAGCGAGAGCTCTTCCGAGGAAGTACGCGAAGGCTCCGAGGCCGATGAGAAGCAGTCTTCCCACTCCCGCAAGCGCAGCGCCAAAGGCTCCAAGAACACCAAAGCCCCCATGGACGCCGAGGGCGGTTGCTGCAACGAGAAGAAGGGCAAGGGCAAATGCCCGACTTGCGCAGCTGGTGGTGCTTGCCGTGGTGATGCAGCCCTCACCCCTCACGAATACCTGGCCGCCTGCGAGCTCGGTATCCAGGACCGCAGCCGTACCTACATCCGAGCCCGCCTTGACACTGCTATGAACCTCACTCCTTCCTCCATCCGCTCCGACCTGAAGTGCGGAAAGGGCTCCATCAGCCAGGGCGAGAAGTGCCACGTCGGTGCAGCTCAGAAGGTTGACCCGAAAGCTGCAGCTAAGAAAGAGTTCAAGACTCTGATGAGCGACCCTATGGCCGCAAATCGTTTCAACAGAACCAAAGCCTCTACCAAAGGTATTAACAACAAGATCAAAGCTACAGGCGAGTTTGCCGCTCGCCTCGGTGGTGGCGCAGCTATCGGAGCTGGTCTAATGCAGACAATGGAAGGCGCAGCACGCGGCAACCTCGGTGAAATAAGCCGTGGCTACCGCAACATGACCCTCGGTGCCGCTGCCACTCAGGTAGCCAATGCGAGTAAGGCCGGTCGCATGGGCAAATCCGAGCTCTCCAAGGAGTTCCTCAAGAGCGCTGCCCGTAATGCTGCCATTGGTGTCGGACAAGAGGCCGCTATCGGTGCTTACGCTGGGTTCAAGCGCGCTGGTGGTGTAGCCGGAGCTACTCGCGGTGCTCGTCGCACTTATCAAGCAGCCCGTATGCGTGCTGCTGGAATGCGCACGATGAAACGCGACTCGATCTATGCCAGCGGGTTCTCCCCCGAGCTCGATCAACTCGCTATCTGAGCCATGACTCTCACCCCCGCTGCGCTGCGCTCAGATGCCCCCGGCCGAGCCTGCGGCCAGAGCCACATCGCCCAAGGAAAGACCTGTCATAAAAAAGGGTCTTTCCCTGCAACTAAAGTTCTCGCCGCTACTGCAGGAGCTGCCGCTGTCGGGATCACTGCATACGCTTTGACTCGCCGAGGTACTAGAAAACCACAAAAGAAAACACCCACAAGTCAGCCTCTTTTACCTGCAGCTAAGGAACCCCCGAGTCCGCCTCGTTTACCTGGCATCACGCCGAAAGCACTGCTTCCTCCCGCCCCTCCGCGCAAGTCCAAGACTCAGCGCATGCGTGAGAACACCGCAGCGGCTGTGAAGCACGCCGAGGCGCGCATCACTCAGACCGCCCGCGAGGAAACCCGGCGTATCGCCCAGGTGGCCAACACCATGGGAGCTGCCGGTGAAGCAACCGGGATGACCATCAAGACCGGTCTCCGTGAACTCCGTCTCCGTACCGAGGCCGCTCGCCGTCGCTTCGAACCGGGTTACCGCAAGCCTGATCAGAAACGCCTGCCAGGTGGCATCCAAGCACAGCTCCCTACAAGCGATCCAACCCCCGAGCGCGTTCCCATTCCCATCGATCCGCGCACCGGTCAACCTCGGCGCCGTAAGGCTCGTGGCTTCGGTCGCACAGACAATTACATCCAGCACTACGCCACGACATACATCGACCCCGCTCGCAAAATGGGCTAGCGACTCGCTTTTCCATGCCTGAACTCGATGTGAAGCTCCCTCACATACCTGCTCACGCCCGAGTGCGGATCTGGTTCTGGAACAACGCGGGCGCCCAGACTCACATCTGCCGAGCCATCGATGCCTCCGCAACCCGTCGCGCCCTGATATCCATGGGGGCGACGGTCTTCCATACCGAGTACCTCTTCGACTAGATCCCGGCCAGCAGGATGTCCAGGGGCATCGCGTAGAGCTCACTCAAAACCATCAGCTTTGAGAAGGAAATCTCAATTTCCCCCTTCTCAAGGCGACTGTACGCAGCTTGGCTCACACAAAGTTTCTCTGCAACCTCACTTTGTGTGAGTCCCATGCTCTCTCGTAAGCTCCGAATACGCCGACACAGCGTCAGCTGCCTGTGAATCGCCACCAAGATTATCCGCTATCCGTTTAAGCGTACCTACGCTTTTCGGGTTAAGGCACTCCTCCCGCAGCTATGTAGGCGGCGTGCGCCTCCTCTGCGGTCTCGAAGTGCCCTAGATAGGTACGTTGTCCGTTTTTATTGATGGATGATCTGAAATACTGCCTAGACCCTTTTGTATAGCGATGCACACCCTTGAGTCCTGTGCTATTGCTCCGTAACATTCCCCTGTTAGCCATCTGTTCACAGGGATCGGCAAGTCTAAGGTTGCAGAATCTGTTGTCATGCCTAATCCTATTGATATGATCTATTTGAAAACTACCAGGATCATCGCCTGTGACCCATTTCCAAATTAGTCGATGGCCTGACCATAACTTTCCCGGACCACCAAAACGTACTTGCAGGTAGCCGGTATTTTTACTTATAGATCCGGCCAGCACTAAACCTTTAACTGTCCGCCGCATCAACAACCCTGTATCAGGGTCGTAATCAAATTCGTTCCTAAGCGCCTCTAAAGGCGGCAGGGCCTTAAAGTTCCTCATCAGCCTGGGTCTACAGGTTGGTCACGCGGCAGGTGTTGACGCACGCTGTCGCACCCAAATCATAACAGATTCACAAAAGTGTCGAACGGCGTATAGAGAGCGCTCTTGTAGTCACACTTTCTGTGCTTCGATCGACAGTTAATGCCCTTTTTGAGGCAGCCCCTTGGCCTTCCAGGCATTCACCTACAGGGCTACAGACCGATAGCTAAGCGCTGTGCTTATACGGGTTCCGTGTATCTGTACCTCTTTCGCTCGAAAGTCATAATATGGCTCCATGGGACCATCAAGTTCTGCACATCGGTTCGACTTCGCCCCTATCACCAAGGCGGAGAAGACGTCGGAGGGTTACCTCCGAGTTTGGTGCCGTGCTGCGCGCACGGGGACTCAGCTCTACCGCAGAGCTGATGGCACCCAGGTTCGGGAGTATCGACCTCCTGAGGAAGTCGGAAAACCTGAATCACTCTCCACGTTCGGTATGAAACCGACGACGTGGGGACACCCGCCCGTTCTTCTCGATGCTGAGAACACTAAGCAGTACCAAATTGGCTACTCCGGTAGCCAGGTGCGCTTTAACGACGGGTTTGTCGAGGTTGCTCTTGTCGTGACAGACAAAGAAGCTATCGACAAGATCGAGCGAAAGGATGCTGCAGAAGTCAGTGCGGGTTATTCCGTTGACTATGACCCTACCCCCGGAATCACCCCCGAGGGCGAGGAGTACGCCGGCATCCAGCGCAACATCCGGGTCAATCACATCGCCATTGTTCCTCGGGGTCGGGCTGGCCCCGAGGTGCGCCTTCTCCTGGATCGCATGGATGCAGCAGACGCTGTTTCCTTCGACCCGGATCTGATCCCACAAGGATCGGCGCTCCAGCCCTGTTCACCTGCATCTCCCGTTATGGCAACCGTCAAACTTGACGGCCTGGAGATCGACCTGCCTGCAGAGGCAGCTACTGCGGTCCAGTCCTATGCACGGGACATGGAGCGCCAGTTCAAAGCTGTTTCCACCGAGCGCGACAACCTGTCGGCCAAGCTCGATTCTCTGCAGTCGGACTTCGATTCTCTGAGCTACGAGAAAGAAGCCGCCGAAGGCCGTGCCGACGCTCTCGAAGAGCGCCTGGCTGAGCTCGAGGACGGTGCTCCCCGCATCGACACCGCTGAACTGGATCAGCTGGTCGCTGCTCGTCTCGCCACCCTCCAGAAGCTTGCCCCCGCCTTTGCCGAGGACTTCAAGTTCGACGGCATCGACGACGAAGCTCTGTACGCGACTGCCTTCGAGAACCTGACCGGTTCCGCACCCCGCGAAGACGCCGCCCCCGCCTACATCCAGGGCGTGGTGGACGGCATCCTGGCCGCCCGCGCCGATTCCGACGACGAGGAAGGCGACGAAGAAGGCGAGGAGGAAGCCCCCGAGGCCGAATCCAAGGAAGACGCCGCCGACCGCGCCGACAGCACTGCAACCCTGCGTGACGCCCTGCGTGGCGCTGGTCGCAGCTCCGCTTCCCCGGTCTCGGACTACCGAGCTCGGATGGCGGATGCCTGGAAGCGTCCCCTGACCGCCACTAAGTAAGGAGTTCCTTCCATGGCCGTTTCTTTCACCCCGACCACCGTCACCAGTCCCGCTGGTGCGCAGGGCAGCTATCCCCAGACCCTGGTCAAGGGTCACGAGGGCATGCTCGCCGACCTGCAGGCTTACGTGAGCCGCAGCTATCGCAACCAGAGCGGTGCTGCCATCCCGTTCGGCGTGTTCGTCTCCACCGACAACAGCCCGACCAGTAACGACCAGTACGCCGTGCAGATCGCTGCCGGCACCACCCTGATCCAGGGCATGGCCGTTAGCACCATGACCATGGAGGGCACCAGCCTGGGCTCCTCCTACACCCCGGTTCCCACCCCTGTGTACTCGGATGGCCGCATCGGCTACCCGGACAAAGAGACCATCAACGTGGTCTCCAAGGGTGTCGTCTGGGTTCACAGCGTGGAGGCCATCGCCCTGGGCGACGCCGTGCGCTTCTACCTCGCTGACTACTCGGGCACGACTGCCGGCGCCTATCTGGGCCGTTTCGGCAAGACCGCCGTGGCAACCAAAACCGTCGCCGTCACCGGCGCCCGTTGGCTGTCTGAGACCTCGGCCGCCGGCCTGGTTCTGCTGGAGATTGACATCCCCGGCATGACCTACTCCGCCGACTCTTGATCACGGAGCTTCCCCCCATGACTACCGAAATCCGTAACGACGACGTCGGCATCTTTTTGGCTCGCGAGCTGGAAACGATCCTGGCTCGCACCTTTGAGGTCGAGTACGCCGACATCAAGTACAGCTCCCTGATCCCGATCTCCTCCGAGGTCGGTGTCGGCGCTGACTCCTTCACCTACCGAGTCTTCGACAAGCAAGGCTCGATGAAGGTGATCGGCGATCGGGCACAAGACCTGCCCCGCGCCGACGTCCTGCGCAAGGAAGTGAGCCACCCGGTTCGCTCCCTCGGTGCGAGCTTCGCTTACACCATCCAGGAAACCCGTGCCGCCGCCATGGTGCCCGGCATGAACCTGGAGCAGCGCCGGGCCAACGCCGTACGCCGCGCCTACGAAGAGAAGGTGCAGGAGATCGCCTACTTCGGCGATGCCCCCTCCGGCATGAAGGGCTTCTTCAACAACGACCAAGTCGACAAGCTTGTCCCTGACAAGTGGTTCGACACCAACGGCGTGACCACCGACGAGATGCTGGCCCTCCTCAACGAGGCCCCGACCCGTCTGGTGCAGAACTCCAACATGAAGGAGATGCCCAACACGATGCTGGTGCCCTACAACGTGTACCGCATCATCTCCACCACCCCGAGGTCGTCCACTTCGGACACCACCGTGATGGAGTTCTTCCTGCGGACCAACCCGATGATCCAGGCCATCGAGCCGATCAACGAGCTGGAAGCAGCCAAGTCCGGCGGCACCCTGTCGAAAGACCGGATCATGGTGTACGACCGCAGCCCCGACAAGCTGCAACTGCACGTACCCCAGCCCCTGGAGTTCCTGCCTCCTCTGCGCCGCGAGCTCGAATTCACCGTTGCTGCCCACGCACGCATCGGTGGTCTTGCTCTGTACTACCCCAAGAGCGCGATGGTGCTGGAGAAGGCTTGATTTATTTCAAGTCTTCTAACCACATCAGAATAGGTCAAACCCATCACTTCACCCCGTCATGATCCTCGTTTATCGCCCTGAGCTCGAAAACCCTCCGATGGACAAGGAATGCACCATCGGCTTCTCGTTCGTAACGGGCGGTGGTCTTACCGATCACATCCAAGTCCGTTCGGGTGTCACTCGTGACTTCCCCGAGAGCGTTTGGGAAAAGATCCAGGGCTACGAGGTTGTCAAGAACCTGCTCAGCCTCGGCGCACTCCGCATCGAGGCCGACGTTCCCGCTGACACCGTTGCCCCGAAGTCGACCAGCGATTCCATCGCTGACATGCCCGTCAACCAGGCCATGGGCCTGATCGAGGACAGCTTCGACATCGAGCAACTGCGCCAGTGGGACCGCCACGAGCAGCGCATCCGGGTGAAGAACGCCATTGCCAAGCGGATTTCCGCGATCACAGAGGGTAACGGCTGATGGCAGTGCCAACGACCAGTGAATTCCTCCTTCGATTCCCCGAGTTCGGCGAACAGTCGACCTCGGTGGTTGAAGGAGCCCTGAGCGAAGCCTCCGACATCGCTCCTGAATCCACCTGGGGCGTTTGGCAATACAAAGCCGTCAGCTACCTCGCAGCCCACCTCCTCGCGATCCGCACCATGCAGATCGGCAATCAGGTGGGCACCCTCAGCGGCACTCCACTCGGCGAGGAGCTCAAGTCCACCCAATACGGGCAGACCTACAAGGCGCTCCTCGGCTCCCTGCCCATCACTGGTTTTGCGATCTAGCCATGGCGATCGACGCAACGACCATCTCCGACTACGCCCCCTGGGGCAATGCCGAACTGGCTTTCACCATCGGAACTGGCGCTGCGTCGACGGATCCATTGACGGGGAACGTCATTCAAGCCACCGAGGTCGTCGAGTACCTCGCAGCTCTGACCGTCGAAGCCCCCAACTGGACCGGCAAGCCAGGTGCAGATGAAACGGCGTACAGCTGCCAAGGGCGTTTGCTCTCCCCGAGCACGCTGGACGCCCGCATCACCAACGGCAGTCAGGCCGAAGCGACGATCAACGGCATCCGAGGCCGTTTCGAGCTCGTCTTCGACCTGGCCATGGACTCCTATCACCGGGCTGACCTGCGCCAGGTGATCAAGGGCAACTTCCGCGTCATCGGAGGACCGGAATGATGGCAAGACCTAATCGCGACCTGAGCCAGCTGGTGGAAGACGCCTCCCGCGAGGCCGTCAGAAACCTGAGTATCTGGCTCGACAACCGCTTCACCGAGGAGATCTCCTCCGTGAAGTGGGACTTCCCTACCCCACCCAAGGTCCGGGACATCGTGGACACCGGGCGCCTGCGGGCCAGCCAAACACGGGTCATCAATGCCGACGGCAGCGTGACCTTCACCTGGCCCGTGGAGTACGCCAATCAAGTCCACGAGGGCGGTGTATCCACCACAGGGCTCCGATTCCCCGGTCGCCCCTGGACGAAGGCCCCCCTTGAGGAGGCCCCAGCCAAGTTCGCTGCCCTGCTGCGCACCGCATTGGAGGCGCAGAAATGACGATCTCAACGACCTGCCCCCCGGTCACCGCACTGCGGAGCACGATTGAGCGCCACATCCTTGACCTCTACGAGAGCGACGGGACCACGCTCAAGGCGTACACCGCATGGCCGGGGCACTACAGGCTCCCTGACAGCAGCCGCGTTCCTGCGGTGTATGTCGTGGGGGCGGCCATGGTTCCCTCGAACTGGAACGTGATCGGCATCGAATGCACGATCGAGGACGTTCCCGAGATCAACAGTCCCGGGTCTGTATGCGGCGTTCTCTCGTTTGAGACGTGGAACGTGCGCTTCACCAACTACGGGACGAACGAAAGCACGGCCATGACGGTGTCCCTGCGGGATATCGCCCGCCGGCTTGCCCGCGCGTTCCCCAGGGACCAAGTCACGTACATGGCCCGCACCGAGGTCACCTTCGAGGCCCTCACGGCCCGCATTCGCGGTGCTGTCTTCAACCCCCCGATCCCCTAAGGAGTCACCATGGCCGACTATGCCATCGGGCTGTCCTTCCACAAGGCACACCGGACCATCGTCCGTGCCGTGGACCTGACTGCCCCCTGCCGGTACTTCGCTACCCGCGACACCGCCGGCATGATCACCCTGCCCACCCTCGATACAGGCGACAGCTACATCGAGCTGCAGGGCATCACCCAGACCAGCTTCCAGATCAACGACAACAACCAGGAGTTCCGCCTTCTGGGCGATGACGGCTGGACCGACAGCGTCATCACGGGTTCTTCCGTGCAGGCAAGCGTCACCGCTTATTTCCTGCGCAACACCGAGGTTCCCGCCGGTCAGGACTGCCCCGTCTTCAAAGGCAACTACGACGAGGGCTTCAACCTGATCCAACGAGCCCGTTACGACAAGGACTTCGAGATCTACATCGAATTCCTGAAGGAGCTGGGCCAAGCGGACGGCACCTCCGGTAACTACATCTACGACTTCACCGGCTTCAACGCCGTGATGCAGAACTACCAGGAGCAGATGACCGCCGAGGGTCTGACCGAGATCTCCTTCGACCTCGTGTCCCGCTCCCGCCCGGTGTTCGGCCGCTACGACAGTGGTGCATCTGCCATCAGCTTCGGCGCTGTGCAGGCCAGCCTGCTGTTCCTGGTGGATGGCACCCGCCAGGCTGCAACAGTTCCTGCGAACAACGCCTCTGGTATCGCTGTGGGCAACAACCTGACGGTGACCTACACCACCGATGGCTCCACTGCCATGACCCAGCTGGCCCTGGGCCAGGCCGATGGTTCCGGCTTCCGTCTGGAAGTGGCTTCCACTGGTGCTGTGGTGCCCGCCACGGTGTCGCTGGCATCCAACGTAGTGACCATCAACCCGAGCGCGAACCTGAGCGCTACCACCATCTATCGCCTGGTGGTCGCCGATGGCGCTATCACCCAAGCGGTGGACGCCAACGGCAACCCCAGCGGCAGCGGTGTGAAGCGTCCTGTACAAGGTCTCACCACCAGCTTCATCACTGCATAAGCTGACTAGGTGAGAGTCGAACTGGCCCCGCAAGTCGGGGCCTTTTTAATGCCATGCAGCACGACCTACTGATCGACCCGCTTAACACGGTGTTTGCGGTGAACTGCCGAGAAGAGGACTCCACCCTGCACTGCGGAGCCCTGTATCTCGAACCCCTCGTCCAAAGCCAGTTTATACGCCTGGCGTATGGTCCCGCTAGCATTCAGGTAGAACTTCCCCCCGAGTTCGTGGGACAAGTCCAAGCGTTCCGGGGATGGAGTATTGCTCTACCAATCCGTGATGTCGAAGTACGCGAGTCTGCTCTTTAGCCCCGAGGAGTACCACGAGATCGGACCATTCCGCTTCCCGGTCTATCACGACCTCGTACCGGGTGAAGCAAAGGGCATCGAGGAGATCTCCCGTAAGCAGTCCCGCTCGACGTTCAAGTCGATCAAGCTGGCCCAGCGTGTCGCGAAAGACAGGGGTATCTCGACCAAAGAAGCCATCGACCTGCTGGGCAACGCAAGCGACGACGAGAGCCTGATCTACGACTACGCCACCGAGCTCGAAGACCTCCAGCGCGAGGGTGTGGGTGCTGTTGAGCAGCAGGTTGCTTTCGTGACGGTGTTCATGAAGTACCGCGCAGAGGCCCGCCTCCCCAAGAGCAAGGAGTGGCAGCAGCTCAGCGACTGGGCCATCGAGGACACTGAAGCAATGCCCACCAAGCTGATGGAGGACGTGTTCCGTCTGATCAGCTGGGAGCGTGATGGCTGGCCCGTCGAGGGAAACGAGGAGGAAGCTCCGCAGGAGTTCAGCCCACCCCCGACGAAATCCTGAAGCAGTGTGAGGCACACCTCAAGTCGCCTGAAACCGACTGGGACGTGGTGTACCTACGCCTACGCACGTCCCCGCTCGGGCCGGATTTCCCCCGAGACCGTTTCCTCCGTACACCCATCCGGCTGATCCGCTGGGTGATGGAACGCCTGGACAATGAGGAGCAGCGCCAGGCCAATACAGCCTCGATCACCGAGGCCCGCGTCGCAGACCTGCTCCTCAAGGTCGCGCACGGCTTTTCGGGGTCACGCCGCAGTCCCCCAAGGACAAGTCCCAAAGACTTCCTGCCTTACCCAGGCTGGCAACCCCCGAGCACGACGAGCACAGGCCCGGATCAGCCGACGAAGTTTGTGCTGGGGCAGTTGGTGCAAACCTCACGCATACCACTGCATGTGTTCCTGGGACTTGTGACCAGCCCCGAGAGCGACTCTTAACATACGGATGGAGAGTAGGCGCGTCCGACTTTGGCTGACTTCAACATTAAGGTATCGGCTGAAACTCAGGACGCTGAGAAGAAGCTTCAGCGCGTAGACAAAGTAGCCAATGAAGCCACTAGGGATAGAAAGATCAATATAGACATACCAGACCTAGGCAAGACATACAGAAATCTTGGTGATATCGGCAAGAACGTTAGCAATGCCGCCAATGACATAAAAGAGTTCTACAAAGTAGCCAAACATATCCCAGGCATCGGCGATACGATCAAATCGTATGAGAAAGCGGCTGGCGCGACAGCAAAAGCGACGAACGCATTAGCAAATAATACAAAAGCCGGTGAAATCCTTGCTCATAGCTTTGAAAAAGCCAACAACGTTCTCGGGAAGCTGGTCAATAGCACCGCAAAGCTTGGTTTCGCTCTCTTCGGCCTCAAAGAGATCGCAGGTGTACTCCAGGCCGCCTTCGGAGGACTGTTCCAGCAGACCATCGGACGAGAGGTTCAGCTCCGGGATACGATCCTAAAAACGCAGACGACGCTCGCCTCTACAAACAAGGTATTCAAGAACGGGAAAGAGATTACAGATCCCTACGAGAAAATCGTAAGCCTCACAGGCGCAGTCCGCAAGAATATCGACAGCATCCGAGAGCGCTCCATTGCGCTTGCTGGGGTCACATCCAACGATGTGATCGAAGTATTCGGTATTGTCGCAGGTCAAATTAGCCAGATCGGTGGCGGTCTTAAGGAGGCAGAGGATCTTGCAATCAATTTCTCAGCAGCATTAGGAACCTTCGGCATCCCTCTGTACCAAGCCAGGCAGGAGATTGGATCGATCCTCAGAGGTGATATCACGATGGATTCATACCTAGCAAAGTCGCTAGGCATCACAAATGAAGATATCGCTAAGGCCAAAAGCCAAACCGGTGGTGTAGTTAAGTTCCTTGAAGACCGCCTTGCTGGTGCCGTAGCCGGTCAAAAGATCGCGGCTCAGGGCTTTCGCGGGGTCGTGTCGAACATCCTGGATCTCTGGGAGCTGATCGGACAACGCTTTGGCGCAAAGCTCCTCGATCCTCTACTGAATCAGCTCACGAACGTCTTTGAGACACTCTTCAAGATCAGGACACAGATCTTCTCCATCGTCGATATCGTCGCCGGCACCCTCTCTAGAGGCTTTGCCCTAGGCGGTCTCGTCACCGAGCGCGTTGCTCCAAAGAAAGACGACGGTAAAGCCGGCACCAAGGCTCTGAACGACGTCAAAGACGCATTCCAGGACGTCACTGTTCTGATCGAGAACGCAGCTCAGCGTGCGGTAGGAGCTGTTGTCCAAATCATCGAGACCATCAAGCCCTCCGTGATGATTGTTGCGGATGCCTTCATCCGGCTCGGCAAAGTCTTCATCGAGATCAAAGTAGATGTATTCGAGTCGCTAGCCCGAGCACTCGCGAATGTTATCACCGCAGCCGAGCCGCTAATTACTGTATTCAGCAGCCTATTTAATCTGTATAGTCAGTTCTTAGATCTTCCCATTATCGCAGAGTTTGCGCGTTTTAGCGCGACTATGGGCCTATTAAAGCGGGCCGGGATGGATACGATCACCAACATGATCGTTATCAGTCGTACGTTCGGGATTCTGATACCAGCAATAGGCGCTGCAGGAACTGTTTTTAGCGTATTCCTCGGTGGCGTCGGCGCTCTCACTCTCGCTCTCGGTAAGCTATCCCTGTCGCTCGCCGGTATAGCTGCTGCTTTTGCCGGACTACCCACGATCGCAAGTGGCGTAGCAAAGGCGATGCTTGACGTCGCAAAGAACCTCCAAGAAACAGGCAATAATGCCAACCAAGCTGGCACCAAGATCAATAACGTTGCAGGAGGATTCAAAAACCTCGGAGAAACCGCCAAGCTCGCAGGACTCAATATCATCAAATCACTTGGTTGGATATTCCTGATCCAAGCAGGCATTACTGCTGTAGTAGATGCTATCAGCACCTACCAGAAGGCCAACGAAGAAGCAGCTAAGACCCGCCGTGCTGAACAAGCGCTTTACGATCTAAGCGTTACCTATAAGAACCTCGGTGACAACGCTACGTTCGCGCAAAAAGCAGCTCGCGATTTTGCACAGCAACTCGCAGACGCAGAATACAACAGAGCAACCGAAGGACTTGAAGAAGTAAGAAAGAAGCTCAATCAGCTGAAATACGAATCACAGTTTGGTTGGCAGTCATGGGGAGAGTTTCTTAGTGACATGAACCCAATCGAGGGTGCTCTCGGTCGACGTTCTGATTCACAAAAAGCCGCTGCTCTGCTTGCAGAACAGGCGCGTCTCCGCGCATATCAGCGGAAGTACGAAGCTGCCCAGGATAAAAAGAACATCGAAGA